CAAATAATTGCATCAACACCACCTATTTTAATGTTACCCTTGAATACCTTTAACAAGGAGAATGTGTTGTTTATTTTATTAATAATATTGTTAATTGTGTTTTCCTGTAGTGGGGTAAATCCTGAGAATCCATTTGCAAATGTATTATAAAATTTTAAAAGTTTATCCCCTTCAAAAGTATTAAACAGGTAGTGAAGTTTCTTTGATTCAGGTAGCTTTAGTTCATAACTATCATAATCATTAACTAGGGCTATCAAAGTTTTTTCTTCTTTTGTAAAAGGGGTCTTTAGTTTTTCCTTTAACTTTTTGTACAGCAGTAATGTACAGCTAGGTGAATCAATAGACTCTTGGCGTAAATTTTTAATTGGCAGTTCTGAATAACTTTGAGAATTACGGTGATTAATATACACAACATTGGGCAAGTCAATAATATCTAGATTGTTTTCGATAACAGCTAGATCACAAATATATATTTTTTTATATTTTTCTTTATTTTCGAGATTAATAAAATCAGTTCTAAACTTTTTTTCTGTTGTTTGTGTATGTCTAAATTCACTTCCTATTACTTTTCTTAAAGTATAGTAGCAACCAGCACCATCGAGATCACAATCAGTAAATAAATAAAGGTCATCTCTTGGTTCAAAGTTCACCTACTATTTTACTGAAAAAAGTTGCTAAATCAACTAAACGTTAAACTGTTAAGCGTGGCAATGGATGATGTTAAAGCTTCCGTATCGTTATTTACCTCATCTTCTGTAAGAGTTAGGGTTGAATAGTCAATTTTCATGTTACACACACCAAAGTTTTCACCAAATCTATTCTTCATAAGCCCCATCTTTATAACCCCCAGTTCTTTATCTGTATCTTCTTGCCAAATACTAAGAATAACATCAGCAGTATGGCCAAGTCCCATGGATTCAGAGAGTGTATTTAAACCTGGATTGCTTATATCGTAACCAGCGCGATTTAACTGTGTTGCTGATATAATTGGAAAATCAAACATATAGCTAAGAGCTCGTAGCTGCTCTGTCACATGTTTGACTCTTTCATAGGTGTTATTACCTAGTGTTGAGTGAATTAAGTTAATATAATCAACTACCAGTGCATCAATCTTAATGCCTTGATTGGTTATCTTCTTAATAAAAGCGTTAAGATGATTACAAGTTATAGTTGATGGTGGGAATTCTTTTACTAAAAGCTTGGCTTTAGAGTTTTCATTTTTATATTCCTGTAATTGTTGAAAAAGTGTAGATGATTCAGATTTTAAATGATGAAAAGGTATTTTAGTAATACTTGAACAAAGCCTCTTGGCATATATTAATTCAGGCATTTCCAGTGATATCAATAAAACGGTTTTACCTTGAGCGGCCATGTTAACTGCTACGTTACCAAGGAATATACTTTTACCTATGTTTGTTTCACCAGCAAAAACATAAAGCGCTCTTCCATTTTCAAGAAACCCTCCACCCGTCTTTTTATCAAGCCATTTCCACTTAGAAGATATGTATTTTTCTTCAGTATTTAAATTATCAACAATTGCCAGCATTTTCAAAAATATCTAAACCAATATTAGTAGCAAGAGATATATTACACGCTGTTTGAAACTTCTCTAGAACAGCTGCTGTACTTACTTTGCCTTTGGTAATGTCGTCAACAGTTTCAAGCATTGTAGTATACACAGCTTTCTGCTGTAAGAAGGCTTCAGTATTAGCGGTGAGTTCATCTGCGTTATATGTTTTATCGAAATCCTTAATATTACTAACTGCAATTTTAAAACTATTCTTTAATTCATCAGTAGTGAGATGTGCCTTGATCTCAGTAACATTTGGTCTTGTGCCACGGGAAGAATAAAAGTCTTTTATAACAGAGAATATATTTTTAATATCTTTACTTTTGAAATATTCAGGCTTTATGTAATCAATAATAGAAGCCAGATATGTATCATCTGTAAGGGATTTATACAGAATAATATTCTCAAAGAAATCTAAATCTAATTTCTCCATATCTCTATTATACTAACGTTCTTGAGTATTCTCTAATAAATTTTTCTTGACTGTCAGTAAAGAGCTTATTATTAATGTCAAGTAAGCCTGGAGATCTGTGAATAACCCATACAGGAGCAACACCAAGTTTCAATTTCTTGACATTGGCATCAAGTGAGCTTGCAATATCATAGTGATGGAAGGTGTAATTTTCATTAAACTTCCAGTTTGTATTTTTTATGCTTGAAGTTTTAACACTGAGAAAAAGACCATCTAGTACAGCTACTCTGCAAGGAGTCACACCAAAACTTGTCATGGCAATTTCTCTTGAACCAGTAGGGTGTGCAACAGCGCCTCTTAAATTTCCACTATTAAATCCACCACACATCAAATGCCATAATGCTGGTTTTTGAATTTTAGGATTAATGCCACCTGCAAGTCCAACGATATCAAATTCTTTATGAGCAGTTTCGAGTTTTTCACAAACAGCAAGATCATCAACATAGACATCATCATGAACAAAGACAATGTATTCATAATTATCTTTATTTTTCTCTAGGAAATCGTTGTAACGTTTGCTTAATCCTTCTGTGTTAAATTTATTGAATGCTATATCGGCTTTGTCTTTAAGTCTCGTTACAGAATCATAGAACGATGTATTTTTTATATCACCTCTGGTAACGCTATAGAATACTATTTTCATGAAGTAAAAAATGGAGAGTTAGGGGAGAATGTGCCTACTGCTGTTAGCCCTTCTACTGTCTGTAAATATAGAACACCCTCTTCAACTGTTTTATAGTTATTGTATTTTGTTGATGAGAAGTCGTTTGATAAGAAATCTGCAAAAAGTGTGCTACCAGATCTTGCTAAGTAAGTATTATTATTCTTTGAATTGAGAATCCATAAACCAAATGTTCCTTCTAGCATGGAAAGGGCATTGCATATGGCTTTTGCCTCAGTCTTTTCCTTCTTACAACAAAGATCAATCATAGCGGGTATAAGAGATGAGTCGACTGCATTAGTAGTTTTCTTGTAATTCTTAAGAATTGATCGCAGTTCCTTCTCATTACTCAATACACCGTTATGCGCTACATACCATTTACCAGTATTAAATGGGTGTGAGGTATCATGTGTATACTTTCTTTCGGACGATGTAGGCGCTTGCGAATGTCCAAGATAGTTCTTAAAGTCATTAAAGAACTTCTTTTTATTGTTTTTTAAGCCTATATACAGCTTATCATTAAGCTTGAAGATGCCTGCAGATTTAACAGAAGCATGTAATTTTGAGTCAACCATTAACGAGCCATATGCAAAATCGCCTCGAACTCTATTTTTAGCATATAACTTGATATAAGTCTTGTAGCTGCTTGATCCAAATATACCGCACATTTGTAATATTATAGTATAGAATAATAAATAATTCAAGGATGAATACTGATAATAAGCTCATATTTGAGGCATACTGTAAAAACCTTTTAAATGAATTAGACTATGGAGCTTCTGATTTCGGTGGATCATTTGGCCCAGTTATGCGCAAAGCTAAGGCTGGAGAGCTTCCAGGCAAAGGTTACCTCATAGGTAGCATAGCAGATAGTTTGAATATTTCTACAGAAGAGGCAGCTAATAAATTGACAAGCGCTGTCTTTGCTCACCTTTTTAAACAACAGAAAGCAACCGTTGCAGGTAAAGAAGTTAAGTTTTATAACCCGGCGAAAAATAAAGACCAATTCATGGTTGCAATGAAAACTGCTGTAGGAAAAGCCATTGAGTCTCTCAAGAAAGAATACCCAGATATGAGAGTGCCTGGAAGTGAAGCAATTAGAGGGTATACCGCCCGTGTGCTTGCCAATGCCGGTGAATTTATTACAGATGTTGTACAAACTAAAGTAGGTATGATTGCACCAGTGACATCATCTAAAGATCTCAAAGTAGCAATAGTTAAAGCTGAAGCGCCAAAAGCAGATAATGTTGTTAAGAGTAGTACAGAAGATGTCTATATAAGAGGCAATGCACGTTTTATTTCTGAGTTTCAAAAAGTTTTCTCTGAAATGCCTGATGAAATAGCAGTTAAGAATGGAGAAGATTTATATAAGTCAGATGCATTTAAGGATGCAGTAAAAGATGCAATAATGCAGGCGTATGATGTAAAAAAGGCAGGTGATACAGATTTTTATGATGATTTGGTTAGCTCTCTAGAAGCCAAAAGCGCTTATGGTATTTCAACTGCTAAAAAAGAGCAGGAAGGTGAAGGTACAGGAGAAATGCCTACCATAGAGGGTGAAGCTGAACAAACACCTGTAGAAATTCTCCAGGATCTTGGAACATGGAGTAGAGATTCAGGATTTGATCAATACGATAAATATAGTTCTTACTAAATAATACCATCTAGTTTTCAATACATACTTGTAATAAGTAGTTTGGGTGAGAATAAAAATTGTAGGCTGCGGACTTTCAGGTGTAACGGCAGCAATCTTATTGAGCAGAAAAGGCTATTGGGTTGAGATATTTGAATCAAGAAATCATATTGGTGGCAACTGCTATGATAGCAATGTTGCAGGTACTCTAGTTCATAATTACGGGCCACATTGCTTTCATACAAATGATGATGATGTTTTTAACTTTCTATGTGAATATACTGGGTGGATGGACTTTGAATTGAGACCAAAAGGCAATACAGAGTTAGGGCTCATTTCATTGCCTTATAGTAAAACGACAATTGAAGAACTGGGAAGAGAGCTATCACAAAAAGAAATTACAGAATATATTTTTAAAGGTTATTCTGAGAAACAATGGGGAGTACCATTTGATCAAATTCCAAAGAGTATAACCAATAGAATACCAAAAACAGCAGATAAAGTAAATCCTACATGGGCAGAAGGTGAGAAATATCAATTTGTGCCTTTGAAAGGATACACAGAGATGTTCAAGAATATGCTAGAAGATATTACAGTTAATTTAAATGTAGGGAACAAAGATTGGAGAAAATATAAAGCTGATTTAACAATCTATACGGGTAAGATAGATGAGTATTTTGATTACTGTTATGGCAGATTGCCTTACAGGTCTTTGAACTTTGAACATACTATGAGTTATGAAAAGATGAAAACGTTTATAATCAATCAAAACAAAAAAGATGTTCCATATACAAGAATGTATGATCATAGTTATTTTACCTTTAATCATAAAGGTCCCACTATAATAACTAAAGAATATTCAATAAAGCATACTGAAGATAATATACCTTTCTACCCAATGCCATTTGGTGATGGTATTGAGCTATATAATAAATATAATGAGCTTGCTAAGAAAGAAAAAAATGTTGTGTTTATTGGGCGGCTAGCCACTTATAAATACCTTGATATGTGGATGGCTATAAAGCAAGCAATGCAAAAAGTAGAATTAATTTAATTTTTTACAGTTATATTTCTTCCAGGGTATTGTAATCTTATAATTAACAGGGTCTATGTAACCTGCATCGAGAAACCCTTTGATTCTAAGTGAACACGCTGTACATTCACCACAAGCTTCTTCAGCACCTTCATAGCAAGTCCATGTGTTTTTAAAATTTACTCCAAGCTTGACACCGAGCTTAATAATTTCTGCTTTAGATTTGTCAATTAATGGTGCTAATACTTTAATTCTATTTCTACGATTCAAGTCACTCACTTTGTTAATTTGATCTAAAAACTCAATACTACCATCCCAGAAACCTGCAACACTATCAGCTTGAGCAGCTCCATGAAAAACTACTGAAGCTCCAGTACTCTCTGCTATGCCTAAAGAAATGCTCAAAAGCATTAAATTTCTAAATGGTACATAATTAACTGTCTGCGGATCACCCATTACATCTTTAGCTTTTGCAACTGCAATATTACTATTAGTCAATGCAGATGTTTGACAAATGTCCTTGAAGAAAGGTATTTTTATGAATCTATAATCAACTTGTTGCTTGAGACTCTCAACTTGAAATGAAGCACAATTTAGTTCTTGTTCACGGTGTTTTTGACCGTAATCAAAGCTTACAGCTACAATATCATCATACTTGTCGGCTGCATAGTGTAGCAGGACTGTACTGTCCATGCCACCTGAGATAGGAACAACTGCTCTACTCGACTGGTGTTTCTTCTGTTGGCGCTTCATTAGTATTGTATTTGTATTCCTGTTCTAAGCGCTTGTCGAGTTCTGGAATAATAAACTCCTCGTAGAAAGCGGGGTCTCTAGCAAATGTCTTTGCATAACCCAGTTTATCACCTTTTTTATACTTACCACTAGTAATACCAACTGTATATGTAGCACCATTTTGCTCAATGATGCCTCTTGCAACTGCCATACCTAACAAACCACTATACTTGTTGAGTCCTGTTTTAAAGGAAAGATACATCTCTGTCTCAAGGAAAGGTGGAAGAAAACGATTCTTAACAGTCAAGGCTCTCAAAGTTGTACCTGAGTATTTGTTAGCCTCTGCAAGCTTCTTATCATCATTATCCATTGAATCACCTTCACCCTCTTTCTCGTGTCGTTTAGCCAACTGTACAAGAATACTAGCCATGTATACAGGACCTGAGCCACCTGCTTGATTTTTTACCAAGCTAGGAAACATTGAACCTGGATCTTCATATGTATGATTAGTAAACAGAATAGTAACGCCTGCTTTAGCCGCTTTGAAGGTTAAAGTACGGAACATACTCTTCAGAGACTTTGCACGCAGACCCATGTCTGATGCAGATTTATCCTTAGCAACGTCATCAAGTTCCTTCTGTGATGCAAGGTTGCCAAGACTATCAATACTAATAATAAACTTACCTCTCGCATTATTTTCAATTACGCTATCAAGAAAAGCACTGATCTGGTTGCGACACTGATCAATAGTATCAACTGGTACATATTTGGTACCCTCTGGATCCAATCCAACACCTTTAGTGCTATTTTCATCAATTGCGATTTCAGTATCAAAAATAACAGGTGTGAGGCCTTTCTTCTGAGCAGTAGCAAGGATCTTGTTAACAATAAATGTCTTACCTGTCTGACTAGGACCAGAGAAACCAGTTATTCTGCCCTTAGGTACGCCACCACCGCGGCAACTGCCACCAAGAATAGCGTTAAGAGCATAACATCCTGTATCAAACCACTCATCAACTTTACTAAGTGCATTTTCATTTAACATCGATGCTTCGCTATTCAGCTTATCAAGCGAAGCAAATATTTTACTAAGGTCTTTGCTCATAGGTCTAGTATATTAGAAACTAGTAATAATATCAACTATTATTCGTCAAAAAGCTTAATTACTTTTTGATCATCACCTGCTGCAGCAACAGCAGAGAACAGTTTATTATACTGTTCAAGAAGTCGAGCATCATTCTCAACATCAACACCTACAACAATGGTAGCTTTGTTAAACTTCCAAGTTGTACCAGCATTTTTATTACGATCAGAAACAAACTCTCTAAAATAAAGAGGAATGGTTTGTACGTTTAACTGCCCTTGTTGTGTAGGCTGTACATGGATGATAGCAGGGTTCTTGACAGTAAGAGTCTTGTCATTACTCTCAACTTCCTCTGCAATAATTGTTCTACCAATGTGATCAATAAAAGTTGTAATTTTGTTCATATCGATATATTATAATATCTTTTTTAAAAATCAAGTACCTAAAAGCTCAAAAAGATCAGTCTGTACTTGCGAGCCTGGAGATGTTAGCTTCCAATTAACAGCTTCATAAAATCTCTCCATTACAGAAAAGATAATCTTTTCAAACATCTTTTCTCTATCAGGCTCAAAGCTTTCAATAAATTCTTTTGGGAAATAATATTTATAACCTAAAATTGATAAGCCGTATCTGTTGGGCTGCCGCACATAAAAAAACCTTACTTTATCTCCTGAACTAATTTTTTCGTACTTTTTATCTAGCTTAAACTTATCTAGAAGTAGGTTATGGTGATATGCAGCTTTGACATGAATAGGCATATGTTTTGCAGTAGAGAAATTATCACACTGAGCAGCATATTTTTCATACCCCTTGCATCCCATAACAAAAGCAATTTCATCAATTGATAGTCCTTTGAACAGATCATATGTTTCTGTGAATGCTTTGTTTGTTTCAGTAAGACTTTTTGTCATCAACATTGTTTCAATAATACGCTTAACATGTGGTTTAATAGCTTTAGGCATAGTAGTGCGTACAACCTCAACCCCTGTATACTTAAATTTATCACATGGGATACCCTCTTCATCCAGGATATGAAGAACATATCTTTTCTTCTGTAGGAAGAGGCCAACGTCAGCAATTGCTTCGCGCTTAAACATTAGCCTGCAATCCGTTGAATTGAGAGCGGTAGTTCCCCATTTCTTAATCTCAGTATTTAAATAATCTTCAATGTCTTGCACAGTCTTGTAATATTCATCTGTTATTTTACCATTTTTATTGAGCATCTTAATGTTGAGCTGCTTTACAAGAGCTTTAATTGAAATATAGCTTGAATCTGTATCATTATAAATGATTGGGGTATCATTTGTAATATCTTGGTCAGTCAGGTTGGCCTTGCTCTTGATATAGTCTATGAGCAGCTTATTGGAATGTTTGATTACAGCTTGACCAGTGAGTGTGATGGACTCTGCAAGTTCATCATCACCTAGCGGGCTATGTTTGTTACCAAAGTAACCATAAATTGTATTAATAAGAATCTTAATAGTATGCTGTTGGATATTTAAGTTATCTGAATAATTCTTTGTTTGCATGTATTCAGGGTCATCTTTCTTGAGAGTAGAGAGCTTCTTTTTAACTACTTTAAATTGTTTCTTAAGAGCAACACGCTTTTCGTAATAATGATCAACAGTTTCAGGTATGATGCCTTTTTGTTTTTGTGAAAACAAAACTTTAGCTTTGGAGATTGCTATCTCTTCTTTCTTTATAAATTTAACAAAATTGTCCTTAGAGAGTGTAAATGTCTGACCATTAACATGTTTAATAGTAACATCATTGTCAGTCTTATCAACAATAACCCCAACTTTTGTCTCAGGGGAGAGGTTTAGTGTAATCATCACATTAGGGTATAGACTGTTGGCATCAAATGAAACAACGTTCTCTTGAAACCCTTTCTTGGGTTCACCTACATAAGCACCAGCATTCTGCTCATCACTCTGTCTGCCTTTATTAAAAGTTGGAATGCGTAAGTTGCGATGCCGGGCACGAATTGCTGCTAGTCCTGTGATTACTGAAAGTGATCCAAGAGCACCTTCAAAAGTAGTAAGACCCGCATATGCTATCATTCTGAGTAGCTGAAGATATTGTAGTTTTTCTTCTAACCGAATGAGAAGATTGACGTCTTGAATATTGTAATCTACAAACAATTCCCAGTTTTCATCCGCGAGGCTAGCAAGATTAGTATCACCATAATCAATTTTATTTTCACCCAGTTCTGTTTCACCAATTGAGTCTAGTTTATAGGATTCACGTAGTACAGGGCAGAACCGTTTGTAAATATCAAGATAATCTACACACGATACACCTTCAATGTGCCAATGCACCTGTTCTCTACCAAACTTGCCGGTGAATGTAATTGGTCTTATGATACCTACAGGGGAGAGTCTTTTTGAAGCATCTTCACCTAGAATGCGTGCAATTCTATTAACAATATAAGGGATGTCAAAGAACTCAGAGTTCCACCCGGATAAAATATCTGGATAATCAGATTGAAAATATTTTAAAAATTTCTCCAATAATTCTTTTTCTGTTGTACATTTAAAATAAAGCCCATTGTCATTTTTCTTGGAATAAGATTTGATACCCCATGTTATAAACTGCTTTTTAAGAGAATCATAGACCGTAATAACATTAATAGGATGCTGTGGGTCGCTCGGTACAGGAAATTCATCAGGGCTGTATGTCTCAATATCTATAAAAAGCACTCTGATTGGAAATTTATTAAATTCTTCTTTCTCATTATTTTGCCAGTAAGTATCAATAAGAAATTGCTGCTGCACATTAAGATTCTCAAATACTCTTTCAATCTTATTATCCTTAAGAAACCGATATCGTTCAGCCTGATTTTTGAATCTTTTCTTTTTTAGCTTGGTATTGAAGATACTATAAACATCTTCTTTATTGTTTGTCTCTAGGTAGATATATGGTTCAAAGGTAGTATCGTAAGATACACGGTTGCCGTTCTCATCCCAAGTAAACAGGCGTATTGCCTGTTCCCGAGGTATATATGCTACATTTCTAAACACTAAAAGATTATATTAGGAAAAAAAGTATTATCAAGGATTAACTGTATTCAGATTGACACGCTCAGCAGATCTGTATCCGTAATTATACAGCTCATGATATTTGTTGATGTTCTCTTCATTTTCTAGAAATCGCATTTCAGCAACTTTTCTAGCTTTAGAGCAAATGTTCATATATTTACCCTTCTTAGAAAGAGTTTCTTCCACCTGTGCAATCATTTCATCACCTGTCTTAAATTTAATTGGTGCATCTTCATATGTGCAAAGATCTTGACATGCAATTGGAACACCGTAACATGATGCTTCAATATATTTGAGATCACTCTTTGCTTTATTAAACGTACTATCCTGAAGAGGGGCAACCATCATATTGCATTTAAGGTTGTATATTTTTTCTGGATAATTATAGAGATGGGACCATGGGTGAAATTCAATCTTACCTGCTCTTATAAGTGGGTTGAGTCTGAGAGGAAATGCGCCAAGAAATACCCACTGAAACTTGTCTGACGTCTTGGCTATTACATCAAACACATGGGCAAAATCATCATTCTGATTTACGCGGTTATCAACATCGAAGTGAGCCCCTGATCCTGCATACAGAATACGAGGCTTCTTCTCATATAAATCATAATTTTCAGATATTCTTTTCTCACTATAAAAATTACCCATCCACCATTTAGGTGGGTAATTGGGTATTACAGTAACATTCTTATTGTTTGTTTTTGATTTATAGTAATCGCGCATAAAGTTACAAGTAACTGTAACCTCATCACACATCTCCATTATCTCTTGACAGTTCCGTCTAATAGAAGGGTCGGTAAATGCTGGCTTAAACTTATTATATTCGGGAATATCCTCACTAAACACAAGATCGTCAATCTCGTATATAATTCTAAAGCCCATCTGCTCAGAGATTTTTCTCAAGTGTCTGACAAATTCTAGCTGATGACTAGTAGCTTGTCTTTGTATTCTCACAGCCTTCACACCTCTGTAATAGTTAGGATCAAGAACCATAACAGTACTGCCATGCATAACCATCTTTTGATGTGCATTTAGTAGATGTTCTGGCCAAATCATTCTCCAGAATCCACATCCACTATAATCAGCATAGTAGTTTAGCGCTCTACTAAGATTCATTTCTGGTGGAACAGGAAGCTCGCGATTCACCGGAATAACACCACCTGGAGCAGTTCCGAAGGGAGAAACAAACGGGGAAGCGAATGGCGAGGCAAAAGGACCTGGATGCATGTCTATATATTAATTACTGTACTCAATATAATCAACTTTGCGTGTTATACCGTTACTTTTCTCGAGGAAAATAATATCTCCTGTTGCAGCCTTGATGCTTTCTTTTCTATGGCTAATAACCATGGCACATTCATCGAACTTCTCAACCCGTTCTTTGAGAATATTAATAACAAGCTCAACACCTCTCTCATCTAATGAAGAGTCAAACAGTTCATCATAAATAGAAAAATTAAATGATACATTACCTTGTAAACGCCTGATGTCCATAAAAGCAAATAAACAAGCCAAGTCAACATTTTTGCGCTCTGCACCACTAAAATTAAAATAAGAACATTCCTTACCTTTGTCATCAACAACTGTTTCTTCAAAATATTCGTTGAATGTACATATACAATTTGCATCCATCTTTTTAAGATAATATGCCAACTTTGTGTTAAACAATTGTAATATTTTCTTTACAATAAAAGATTTTACGCCTTCTTCAGACATTATAAACTTAACTGTATCTAGTTTATTTAAATTAGCTTTTATCTCATCAATTTGAAGCTTAGCAGCATCTTGTTTGGATACATTTTCATTAATTATATTATCAAAATTAGTAAAGTTTGATTCAATCTCTTTTAAGTCAACATCTAGTTCTTGTTGCCATTGGTTGAGTTGCTTGAGACGATTGAGAAGCGAGTCTTTTTCTTGGTTCTGGAGCTCAATCTCATGTATTTTAGATTTAAAGTTGTCAATTTTTTCTTTTAATAAGTCTTTAGCAGATTTATATTTTTTTTCTTCTGTTTTAAGAGTTTCATTATCTGCAAGAAAGCTGTCTATTTGTACTTGTATTTTTTTCTTCTCTTCTTTGATATGGTTTTTATCTTTATCTTCGATGCATCTTAAGCAAGTAGGGCAAAGGTCAGCATCTGTACCGACATTTTTAATTTTCTTCTCAAATTCAGAAATGAGCGTTATATTGGTAGTAATATCTGCTCTAATCTCATTAATTTTTTTATCTGCTTTCTCTATCTTAGAATCATTTTCATCAATATTTTTCTCTATATCTGCCTTGCTTTTAGTAGAGAATGTTTCAATGCGTGTTTGTATTACTTTAATTTCCTTTTCATTATTAAGCTTGCGTGTTCTATACTTCTCTTGTTTCTTATCTCGTTCTTCAATAAATTTGTTTTTCTGTTTTTCGAGAGAGCATAGATTTACACAAATCTCATCATATTTAGCAGAAAGACCATCAAACGTTTTACGCTTATCATTGAGCTCATTCTTTGCCTCAGCAAGCATAGAGCCAAATATAGATAGATTGAAGATGTCTTCAATAAATTTGCGCTTCTCTTGTTTCTTTTTTGCCATGAAAGGAATAGTATTATTCAGTGTCATGATAACACAGTTCTGAAAAATTTCTGTTGTACAATCAAATTTCTCCATTATAAAACTGTTAGTATTTGCAATACTGTCTCTTGTTTTATCCTCGCCATTGACAAAAATAAAGCACTTGGATGGATCCAGGGTACGTACAATCTGTATTTGCTCTGTACTTGTGGGGGTTACAACTTCCACTTCTAGGGTAACTTCACAAGTTTTTTTATTAATATTGTTAATAATAAATTCCTTTTTGAGATCACGGAGAGTTTCGCCAAAAACAGCAAAATAAATACTGTCAGCCACTGTAGACTTACCAACACCGTTTCTTCTGTCTTCTTTATCCTTATTAATACCAGTTATAATGTGAAGACCAGTTCTAAAGTCTATAACTACAGGCACATTACCTACCGATAGAAAGTTCTTAATAGTAATTTTTTTAAAATTAATCTTTTTCATTTACATTTCTTAAAAAGCTCCTGACAATATTGAATTATATTTTCTTTATCTTGAATATCTAGCATATTAACAAATTCCTCTATTGCTTTCTCAATATCTATACCTGACATGTCTACTTGAGCATCATCAGTTACTGTCAGATTATTGTTTACAGTATATTCAACAGATACAGAGAAAGGATTGAATGCGGCTATTTTCTTTAGAAGAGCATCAATATTATCAGATGCAACTTGCTTATCAATAATGAGCTTAATGATATTGTTTTTAATTTCATCCTTGAGAGCAGCTTTATCAGTTAAATTTAATATATCAGATAGAAGCATCTTCTTGTGTTTGGGTGATTTCTTATTCTCAAAGAAATTAAGTTCAAGATTATTAAAGTCTAGTATGTAATAGCCTTTTGTTGATCCCGTATCACCAAAATCCATTTCAAAAGGGTTACCAACATAAACAATTCTCTTTCCTTCATAGTTGCGCTCATCTCTGAGATGAAAGTGTCCTGTGAGTATAAGATTAGCTTTATTGAGTAATTCAGATGTCTTAGTGCCTTTGTCACAAAGCTTGTAGCTATTCATCTTAAAGCTCTCTATTTCAAAGTGACCAAATATAATATCTTTTTGAGACGCGTTTTGTATTGTATCACCCCAAGGCACAAATAGGCATTCTTTACCAAATAAAGTAGCGCTTGAAAGAGAAGATACAACTGTTACATTCTTTCTCTCTTCAAATATTGCAATAGAATTAACATCAGGTCTATCTTTATAATAAGCATCATGATTACCAACAAGAAGTATTATATTAAATTTTCTCCACAATTTAAAAATTTCATTAACTGTGTGTAGAGTGTTGACTGCAATTTCATCTCTATAATGAAAAATATCTCCTAGAATAAAGATATCTTTAATTTTTTTTTCTGTTAACTCATGTGCCAACCATTTAGCCCAAGACATAGCTGTATCGTGCCAGTATATACTATTCTGGTGTATGCCAATATGTAAATCTGCAATACAACATACTTGGCTGCTATGTGTTATTATTTCGTGCTTATGTTCCTGTAGCATTATAGTTGTCGCTGTCATCACTACTTGAAGGATCAACGTAGATATTATAGGGATTATATCCAGTATCGTCTTCATTTGATGTCATTAAATCGGTATAAACTTTATCGCGATAGTTTGTTACAGTTTCATGATGCTTTTTTTCTTTCTTAATGCGATTAATGAAAGCATGAAAAGCTATGGTTGTAAAGTAAGAGAAGGGACTGAATCCACTGTTCAGTCTAAATTTTTTATTCTTTAGAGCTGATACCATCTTGACAATAGCATCACCAATCATGTCATCTTTGTACGAGTAATTGAT